GGTAGTTGCACCGGTAGCTGACCCAGCACGTTCTGCTGCTCCTGCTGCTCCGGTAGTCGATCCTGCTGCTGTTCGTACCGCAGAACGTGGTCAACTTCAACCGATGTTGGATGCAGTTCGTACTGCCGGTCTGACTGACGATTTCGCTATTCGCGCATTCAACGAAGGCACTTCTGTTGATAATTTTCGCGCAGCAGTGATCAACGAACTCGGTGTCGCTGACTCGAAAAACATCATCCGAAATAAACCGGTTACTCACGGTGAAGATCGTTCTGACAAAAAAGAAGCAACCCGTACTGCTGCTGAGTCATCGTTGATTCATCGTTGTGGAACAACAGTCGAACTGACTCCGCAGATTCGTGAATTCAACAACATGACTCTGCTGGATATGGCTCGTGATTTCCTGGATGCTTCCGGTGTGAATACTCGCATGATGTCGCGTCAGAAAATTGCAGAACGTGCGTTTCATTCAACTTCAGATTTCCCTCTGATTCTGGAAAACGTCATGAACAAAAATCTCCAGGCCGCATACATGGAAACACCACAAACTTTCCGTGACTTGGGTCGTCGGACTACTGTGAATGACTTCCGTGACAAACACACTTATTCCCTGGGTGATGCACCGAATCTGTTGCCTCTCGGTGAACATGGTGAATACAAAGCTGGTACTTTCTCAGAAGGCAAAGAGAAATACGCGATTGCTACATTCGCACGTAAAATCGGTTTCACCAGAAAGATGCTGATCAATGATGATATGTCTGCTCTGGATCGTGTTCCTCAGATGTTTGGTGCTGCCGGTTCTCGTTTGGAGTCGAATATTGTTTGGGGTCTGATCCTGAACTATAACTTCTTCACGAATACTGCTGACAACATTCTGATGAATGACGGTTTGCCGTTGTTTCATGCCACTCATGGAAACCTGTTGACTACCGGTTCCGCATTCAGTGAAACTGCTCTGTCTGATGCGCGTAAGCTGGGTCGTAAGACTAAGACTCTGGATAACAATTTCATGAACCTGACATTCGGTGAGTTGGTTATTCCTGAAGACATTGAAACGACTGTTGAAAAGATTCTGGTGCAGAACATTCTGGCAGCAGTTTCCGGTAACACTAACCCGTTTCAAAACACCTTGCGTCATCGTGTTGAACCTCGTCTGAGTGCCATTTCCACAACAGCCTGGTACACCTTCTCGAAGATGGTTGATACCTTCGAGTATGCGTATCTTGCTGGTGAAGAAGAAATGTACACCGAAACCAACACTCAAACTGACATTGATGGAATGGAAGTTAAAGTCCGTAAGGATTTCGGTGCTGGCCTGGTTGATTATCGTGGTATGCAAAAAGCTACCGGTGCTGCATAATCCGAAACCAATAACCTCGGTGCTGCTCCGGTAGCACCCTGGTTTTAAATTTTAATTTAGAGGATATTTTACTATGAAAAATTTTGTACAAAATGGTGCGGTAATTACTGTCACTGCACTGGTTGCGATGACTGCTGGTTTACCATACAAGGTCGGTGATCTTCGTGGTGTGGCTACTCACAATGCTGCTATCGGTGAACCTTGCGAACTGGCAACTGAAGGTGTTTTCGACATCCCGAAAACTTCTGCTAACGTAATCACTCAGGGTGCGAAGGTTTACGTTCTTGCTGCTGGTGAAGAAGTTACCACTACTGCGACTGCAAACTTCCTGTTCGGTATTGCAACAGAAGCTGCCGGTAATGGTGTTCTGACTGTTCCAGTTAAGATCATTCAGTCAGCCTCGATTGCTGGTGCTGTATCGTAATCGATGAGTGAGTTCACTCAATTGATGCAAGATGCGTCTGGGGTTGTTAATTCAATCCTTGGCGCACCTTGCGTTTATAAAAGATTCAACGGTGACACTGTTAAGAATATTCATATTGTCGTTGATAAGAATCAACCGATACAAAATGAATACGGAGTTCTGGCTGGGTATCGAGTTCAAGCTTCGATCCTGAAAACAGAAATACCGAAAGTTATCACTGGTGATGAATTTACCGATGACTGCAATGAAACTTGGAGAATCAACCAGTTGGTTAAAGATACCCAGGCGAAGTGGTATGTTGATGTGGTGAAGATCAGATGATTTATACCGTCGATCAAATTAAGGATTTGAGTAGAAGAATTCGTGGCAAGGATAAAATCGTCAATAAAGCGTTGGCACTGGTTTTAAATAAATCAGCAACCTTTGCTAAAAATGAGTCTGTTACTGAAATCGTTGGTGAAGTTAATTTAGACCCTTCATACGTTAAACAGAGAATCAATGTTCGCAAACGCGCACAGGAAACCAGTCTGACTGCGATTGTTTCTGGTGAAGAACGTGGTACTTTACTGGAAAGGTTCCCGTATAGTTTAACACCATCTGGTGCTAGTGTTAGAGTAAATAAAGCCGGTGCAGCGTTAAATATCGTTGGTGCCAGGATGGTTAGGTTGAAAGGTTCCGGTGAAATGGTAATCGGGTTATTCAATAAAGACGCAATGGAAGCCTTTACTAAAGCGTTAAGTAAAGGTGCCGGTGCCACACCGAAGAAACGGAAGAAATTGTTTAATCTTGAAAAACGTGCTGCGAATAAACCTTACGGTAGAACCCCGCTGCACTCAAGGAGCATTAATCAATTATTTAAAAGTGTGAGAGAGGATATTCAACCACAACTGACCAAGTTCATGCGTGGTGAATTTTTGAAAGATTTTAACAGGTTAGACAGATGACAATTATCACTGGAATCATCACTGAGAGCATCGAGACTCCATTAAACAACATCGTTGGTGTAAGCGTGTTGCCAGGGTACATGATTCATTACGCAAACGATTTACTCAACTCAAATAACCCTGTTACATTTCCAGCTATTTCTTTTGCGCCAATTACCGATGAGACTACCTCTCAGTCAGGTAAAGCAAAACTTAAAAATTCAAGAGTTATGCGGTTGATCGGAGCAGTCAGTGTCGTAGATCGCGCATTGGTTAACTCTAACTTGGATTCGTTGTTATTTGCTGTACGCAAAGCTTTAATTGTGAATAACCACGATAACCCTGCAGCACTAACCAAATTAGAGTTTGGTACTGCTGTTTTTAAACTACCGGATTCACAAGACCAATATGCGTTTTTTGAGCTGGATATTACAATAAGTTATGTCGAGGTTTTATAAATGAAATTAACACCAATTGATGACAACGTAATTGTCAAAATAATCCCAACAGAAGAAAAAATCGGATCGATAATCATCCCTGGTTCTGCTGTCGAGCAATCAACTCTGGCAGAAGTGGTGGTACCGAATAAGGTTTCGTTTTGGAGAAACGGTGAGCAAAGACCACCTTTCCTTAAAGTAGGGATGAGGGTTCGTATTCCGAAGGGTAAGTCAGGTACCGGTGTACCAGAAGCACCAGATGGTGAAAAATGGCTGGCTATCCCTGAAGACATGATTTATTACATTGTGGGGAACGACGATGAAGAAAGATAAACAGTCACACACTGGTAGTACATCCAGAGTCCCAGCAGACACTGACGAAATCGATGTCGTGCTACTGGAAGATTGTAATTTTGCTGGTGTACCAAAAACAAAAGGTGATAATCTTGTTGTCACTGTTGCGCAAGCGAAAGTTATGAAAAGTTTTAATTTAATTTAATCGAGAGGATCGTAATATGAATAAATCATTTATCGGAAAAGGTACCGTTTACCTTGAGCAAATCGGTGGTAGCACTGGCTTGCTGTCTATCGGCAACTGCTCTGAACTGAACATGGCATTGAACGAAGACAAAAAAGAACAGAAGGATTATGAAGATGCTGGTGGTGCTGTTGTTAACACTGTGTCTCGTATCGACTCTGTTACCGGCAGTATTACTTCTCTGGACATCTCCGGTGACAATCTGGCGAAAGCATTACGTGGGCTGGTTACGTTGGTTGCTGGTGCCATTCAGACTTCCGAAGCTCACACTGCGATTGCTGGTGCATTAACTCCGCTGAACTTCATTCGTGACACTACTGTTGCTCCAGTTGTTACTGGCACAGGTGGTACTCCGGTGAAAGTGGCTGGAACCGACTACGAACTGAAGAACAACGGTGTGATCATGGTTGCTGCTGGTGCAATTGAGGTGACATACACCAGTGCGGATGAAATCCGACTTGAGGCATTGACTGCTTCTGGCCTGGAATACAAAATGGTGTTCGATGGTCTGAATGAAGCTGACTCTGGAAAACCTGTTCTGGTTACTATTCATCGTGTTAAAATCAACCCTTCACAGGCACTGGATTTGATCACTGATGAATTTGCAACCCTGCCGATGACATTTGACATCCTGAAAGATGCTACTGTTACTGGTGCCGGTCTGAGTAAGTTCTTCAAGATTCAGATGAACCAGTAATTCAAGAAGGTAACTTTCAAGTATCGAGGAAAGGGGTTACCTAGTGTGACCCCTTTTTTTTGGAGAATTTAAAATGGCTGATAATGATGAAATCGTCAATCTAATAATTGACGCAAAAAACCTTTCTTCCGATGAACTTAATCAGGTATCGAAAGAAGTCGAGGATTTAGGGAAGGTTGCTGAGAAAGCTGAAAAACAACTGCAGCAGTTAAAGATTGAACAATCAGCGATACAGTCGTTTTCTCAATTGCAGAGTGAAGTAAAACAATTAAAAACTAACCTCGCTGCAGCAGAAGTTGAGTATGAAAAATCAACTAAAGCATTAAAAGAAAACAAAAACGCCACCGACGAAGAACGTGCTGCTGTTAAAGCTCAGAATATTGAGTTGAAGCAATCACGAACCGAATTGAATAAAAGAAACAATGAGTTGGTTAAAGCTACCGCAACTCTTAAGAACTTAAGCATCAGTCAGCGTTCTGCGGCTACTGCTGAGTCAGATTACGCTGCTAAAATTAAAGCAACTCAAGCTGCTATTAAAACAGCACAAAATAATTATAAAACTGAAGCTGCGACACTCAAGGAAATCTATCTTGAAAAGAAGAAATTAATCGAACGCGCCAACGAAGAAAAAATTGCAGTGCAGGAAACTGCTGCGATAAACGAAAGAATAGCGAAGGAACGAACAGCACAATTAAACAAGGAAACTGAGTTATTAAAAAAGAAACGTGCCGAACAAGCTAAACAAGCTAAATCAGAATCAGATTTAGTCAAAGAACGATCCAGGGTGACAACTGGAATCAAAACCTATGAAGCCGAATTGAGTAAGCTTCACGAAGAATTAAAAAAAGGAACGATCACTAAAGGTGATTACATTCGCAGTGAAGCAGCATTACGTTCACAGCTTAAATTAACCGAAGGTCAGGTTAAAGCATCGAATGCTGCATTGATCGCAGACAACCAGATTGAAAAGAAAACACGTAGTACGGATTTGTTAACCAAAGCTACGCGAAGGGTTGCTCAGGCATACACTGCATGGATTTTCGCACAGAAGGCTACATCAGCTATAACGGAAGCGGTTAAAGGTCACGGTGAACTCGAAGCTGCACAGATTAAAGTGCAGAAGACTACAGATTTAGCTCGTGAGCAGTTATTGCTGATGACCGATGAGTTACGCGCTCTGGCAACTGAAGTAACCCCTACAGCAACCACTGAACTGCTGCACTACGCTGAAGTTGCCGGTCAACTCGGTGTTGAAGGTAGTGATAGTATCTTGCAGATGGTGGCAGCAGCAGATGCGTTAAACGTATCTACCGATCTTGCTGGTGATGAAGCGGCAACACTGCTGACACGTATCCTGACGATGACTAAAGAAGGTGTTCCATCAATCGATAACTTGGCATCAGCAGTTGTCGAACTCGGTAACACTACTGCAACAACTGAGTCAGAAATCGTCAACATGACGAAGGAGATTGTAACCGGTACAACAGCAATTGGTTTAGGGTCAACTGTCGCTGCAGCATACGGTGCTACACTCAAAGAACTCGGTCAAACTGGCGAACGGTCAAGGTCGGCTTTTACGCGCCTCTCATCGACGATTCAGAACGCTGTGTTGAATGGTGGTGCAGAGTTAGAACAACTATCATTGATTACCGGTCAAACTGCTGCTGACCTTAAAAAGAACCTCGGTGATGCACCAGAGAAGATACTGAATGATTTCATTGCTGGTTTAGCAAAGGTTCGTGAGAATGGTGGTACCACCCAGAACACCCTGGAGCAATTCGGGATCACTGCCGGTGAGAGTATTCAGGTTTTCGACGCATTGGCGAATAACGTAGATCGATTGGCACGTAATGTTGAAAACGCGGATCGTGCATCAGTGTTAGCAAATGCTCACATTGTTGAAGCATCGAAAGCGTATGCCAGTCAGGATTCAACTGTTAAACGATTAATCAACACGTTTACTTCGCTCGAACAGAAAGTCGGTCAGGCATATTCTGATGAAACCGATGAAGCATTAAGAAATTTCACCAAACTGATCGACGAAAACGCTGAAGCAGTCACGGTGATGATGGAATACCTGGTTGACCTCGGTGGCGAACTGGTCGAAATGGCAGTTGCTTTAGGTGAAGTTAGTTCTTCGCTGATAAATCTCGGTGGTGATTTTGATTTAATTAAAGGTGCTGTTGACGGTTTCAGGGTCGGCATGAATTTAATCACTGGGACTATTCAACTTGCTGCTGCTGGATTGCTTGAGTTCAGAATACAATATTTTGAGTTTATTAATTTCTTCAGCACTTCCGGCAGACAGTTCGATAAGAACATTGAGAACCTTCGTAAGTCACAGGACAAACTATTCAAAGGTGCCGATGAAGATTTTGCTGATGCCGGAAATGCTATTCAGGATTTTAACGGAACATCCTCGGACGCATTTCGTGACCTGTTGGTTAATGCTGAAAAGTATTCAGGTGCTGTTCGTAGGTTGTCTGATGATCAACGAAAACAACTGAGTGAACTTACCTCTGGTACTGTTAAATTTAATGCTGAACAATCTGATAGTTATCGCAGGTTGACCGCTAATATTATCGCTAATCAGCGTGAAATCGAAATCGAAACTAAACTGACTGTAGCGGCAGCAGAACGAAAAAGAAAATCACTACAAGAACAATCCGAAGGCATGTTGAGGGTTCAACGAGTTGTCGAAGAAGTTAGTGGTAGTGAAAAAACTCTTTCTGATATTCGTGTCGAAGCAGACAAAGCTTTCCAGGATGGATTAATCACCCTCGATGAATATAAAACCAAACTGTCTGATGTCGATAAAGCTGAACAGCAATTAGCAGACTCAGCGAAAGCTGCGAAACTAAGTATCGAAAATAACGCTGGAACATTCAGTAAGTCTTCAGAAGAAGTAATTAACCTGAAGGATAAAATTGCAAAACTCGATAAGCAATTAGCTCTAGCTAAAACTGCAATGAACGAATCATCGAAAGGGTTGGTTAACTACGAACAAGGTGCGCGGGATGCTGCTACTGCAACCAGGGAACTGACTAAAGCAAATGCTGATTTAGCGTTCCAACAGCAATTGGAGTCTGCGAATAAATTTAAAGCAGCAGCACTCAATCGTGAAAACGAATTAGCGATACAGAGATTGCAAGCTGCATACGATTCTGGTCGGTTAAGTGTTACTGAGTTCAATACACAAATGGATGTGTTGAGGGGTAAACAGTCTGCATTAAAAGGTTCCGTAGATGAGTCAACCACCTCGACAACAACGAATACTGTAGTAGTTAAAGAAAACACTGTTGCCGCTAAAGAGAATGCAGTCGCTAAAGAAGAACTGGCTGACGCTGAAGAAAAAGGAATGCTGGCAGCATCAGCACACGTTGCCCAACAGTTAGCGTTACGTGAACAGTATGACTTCACTGCGAAGACGATTGAAGAATTAACCCAGCAGTATGACAACATGGATAAAGGAGTAAGACGGTTGTCAGTGTTTGCCAGCAGTGAATGGTTCGGTGATCTCATCAACATCACTAACGCTGCATCGATGCACAAGCGAGAAACGGTTGCTCAGACTATTGCGATGAAACGGTTACTCGCAGAAGTAGAGGGTGGTAGTCTTACTCTGGCACAATTAGCAAACGCAACTGATCGCGCCCAAGTTGGTTTTGGGAAACTAGGAGATGAACAACTCGAACCATTAAATCGAGCAATCGAACAAGCTCGTAGGGAGTTTGAGAGGTTGGATGCTTCAATCAATTCTTCACTGGAACAAACACAGGATCGGTTGGATAGACTGCTAGGTAAAGAGGGTGACATACTGGCAAGAAGATTCAAGGGTGAAATTCAGGACGCTCAGAAGCTGTTGGACTCAGCAGTTGCTAACGGTGACGCTAACGCTATTCGAGCTGCCAGAGAAAACATTACTAAGCTAGAGAAGATACATTCGATTGAAACTAAAAACTTCAGAGATGAAAAAACTCAAGCTGACAAAGACAAGAAGGAAGCAAAGAGACAGGAACTACAGCGTATCGCTGAAGAAAAAGCAAAACTAGAACAGGTTGAATCTGAGGTGGATGCAGTAACAGTTCAACCACTAACCGACGGAAGGCTTGCTGATTTTACCTCCGCTGAACAAGCTGCGCCTCAGATTATCCAGGTAAACCTGACTTTTGGTAACACAGGAACCACTAAAACAGTAAGAGTATTTGGACAAGAGAGTGCCGATAACTTAATATCTGCACTCACCGATGCCGCTAACAACAACCTGACAGGGGTTAATTAAGATGATTTTAGATGATGGAGTAACCTCGATTACCTTGCCTGACGATCTTGAATGGACTGATGAATATGATTGGGATACTATCAGACAAGATGTTCAACCTATGATTGGTGGTGGGATGATAGTCAGCGAGTCTGTCGTGACTGCCGGTAGACCTTTTACCTTGGTTTCAGGTGAAAACGTATGGGTGACGAAAACAACTCTTGATCAAATATATGTTTTAGCTAATGCGTTAGATAAACAACTTACTTTGACTTTACCTGATGCCAGAACCTTCACTGTGATGTTTAGACGTGACAGTGAGAAAGCTTATGAAGCAAAACCTGTATGGAGGAAGACTATTCAATCTTCGTCCGATAACTACACACTAACACTCAGACTAATGGAAGTTTAAAATGGCGATTACATCAAACGATATTAAGGTTTTTCAATCACAGGATAATACTGATAACGATTCAGGTGGTGGATCAAGAACTTCAACTGAGATAGTTGATGGTAATGTTAATAATCTTTTTCCTGATATTTCCAGAATTGATACAGTATCAGGTGACGTTGGTTTGCGTAAAGTTTTCCCTACAGTTTTTACAGCTAACCGTGATGTGTATTATGGTGCCCACGCAATAATTCGTAAGAAACCGACTGACCCAAAAGTTAGTGCGTTATTGTTTCACTCTAATGACGCTTTTGATAAACGGATCGATGCACAAAACAAAATCGAGTCTTACGTGGTTGCCTCCTACAAAGAAAACTTCTGGTTGTTCGGTAATCATGTAGCTGGAACCAAGTCGGTAACTTTCCTTCAGGATTTAGAATCAACCCCGCCAGTTGTCGGTGAAGTTTATCTTCTTTCAGACCCAGCACCTTATGACCAATACATAAGGATAATCGACACAACACCTCAGATTGTAAATCTCAATTGGAATAATAATGGTTCCATAGTGACTTTTACTCGAAGACGTGTAATTTGTGAAATCGAACAAGCACTTGAGTTTCCTTTTTCCGGCAGTGCTTTCGATCCAGTTGGTCAGGAAGAAGGTAAATGTGAAACTTATGCAACTCAAGTTGCCGATGCTGCTAAGTTTTACGGAACTAAGAGTTTATCTGTTGATGCCAACATTGGTGCAACAGCGATTAAAATTGATACAATCTATGAATCTTTAGTTCCATCATCTAAAGCACAATCACCGTTGGTTAATCAAACCGCACTAAGTTCCGATAAAGCGATTATAGCTACTGGTAAAACTTTAACTGTAACAATGAGTATTCCTGGTGGTGGTTGGGTTGGTAATGTTGGTAGTGCAGTAACTCCTGGTTCATTTCAATTTGGAACCACTCATTCAGATGACGGTAAAGGTAACATAGTCGCTAATTCTAACCCTACTGTTGCGAAAGCTGGTATCAACTATCAGACAGGCGAGATTGATAATAGTCAAGCTGGGTTGGCGGTTTCAGGTGGTGTAGCAGTTACTTTTCAAACAGCAATAGCTAACCCTTCTGATTATAACTACACTGGTTCGATCTTAATAAATTCAGGTAATCAAGGGTTGGTGTTTGTAAAGAATTTAAGCCCGATGCCTGGTTCCGGTAAAATATACGTTGATTATCGAAGTCAAGGTAAGTGGTATAGGATTGAAGGAAATCAAGATGGGACTACCATCGGATCAGATGCAAGCATTGGTGCTGGCAACATAAACAACAACGGAGATGGTACCGGCACTCTTTCTTTAACCCTTGGTTCATTGCCTGACATCGATTCTTCCTTAATTATCACCTGGGGGTCAGCAGAGAGATTAGTAAATAGAAAAGCTGAACCTAAATCACTGTCTCTCATGTTCGATTTAGGTGTCGGTAATGTTGACCCGACCACTCTGAGTATCGCAGCAAAAAACTCAACAGGAACAACTCACACAATAACTGCTGACTCTGCTGGTGTTTTATCTGACTCTGCTGGTGTGATAACTGGTCACATCGATAAACAAACTGGGAAAGTCTATATTTACTCTACAGTAAACGGCCAGCGTTTCCAAAATGCTGCTTCAGCAGACAACGTGACAATCGGGTTTAACTACGCAGACCCTGGGGTTGGTGTTGCCGGAGAATATAAAACTGCTTTTCTCAACGGTGTAGCTTGGACTACAGTTAACCACACAACCGGTACTTACATAACCAATGTCGGTGAGACAGTCAGTGTCGGAAGCGTTTATGTGTCGATCCCGTTTACCTGGAATACAAAATTAGCAACAGATGAATACTGGAAAGCAAATCGACAAGAATGGGTTACTCTAGTTGCCGATTCTTCAGGTAATCTTAGAGTGCAGGGTAACGCTGACACTACCGTTTGGGGAACTATTGCCGCAAACGGAGATTTAACTATTACCCCACCGACTAAAACAGTAAAACTTCCTACTGCTCAAGTTGATCCGTTTAGTGGTGTACCAAGATATAACTCAGCTTTAGCTAAACCGCAATTAATCGTCACCAGTAATACTTCCGTTAACTACTACACTACACCACCACTATCATATCCGTTGGTTGGTTCATTGGTTGATAAAATTGAAAATCTGTCTGTTTACGAAATAAAAGCAGATGGTCACATTGGAGGTGAGGTTGCATTTAGGGCAGTGGTTAACGATAACACTGCTTCGCATAATTTTTTCAGTAAGGAAGGGTTGATTTATAATCATGTCGGAAGCATTGTCGCTCAAACTCAAGTTGGTACGATAGATCGTGACACAGGGGTTATTCAATTCCAATATCTTTATGATCCTGATTTATTTTTTGTCGATCTACATACTATCGGCACTGATGAAAAAGCCGAAGAAGATGAGCTACAGTATATTTTCGATTTTAGAACCTCAACAACATCGTTGATTCCTTCTTCTTTACAGTTGAGATATAACCTTTCCGATGCCGGTTCACCGTTAAGGAACGCTACAACAAATCAGAACGGAGATATTACCGGAACAGGGATAAACGGAACCAACAGTTATGTTGATGCGGAAACAGGGATGGTTCATATTGAGTTCAGCACTTTAGCTTACCCTGGTTCAATTAAATATGATGCGGTCGCTGAAGTAACGATACCTATTGACTCCGAACTACTCGGTTTAAACCCGATCAGACTTCCGTCAGATGGTCGTGTTCCGATATTTCAACCAGGCCGCCATATTGTCATCTTTGACGAAGTAACTACCCCTACAACGAACCCTACGCCACTAGCTAACGACTCACAAATTCTGGCTCGTCCTGGTCAATCATA